TGGCCGTGATGACCGGGCCGTCCTTGACTGCATAGCTTACCTTACCTGTTCCCGGTACTTCCTTATAGGTCCCCTGGATTCTCAGATTTCGGATATTTGGCAACCGCTGCCCATACATCTCTGCCTGTACCTTCCCGCCTGCCGGCCACTCCTCGGCCTTAAAGGATACTGCTGGGCCATATTCCAAATATGAGCTACCCTCGCTATCCTTTTTAGGTATTGCCTCCCGGTGATGGTACGTTCCCAGCCTGCTCCGTCTTAGCCTCATACGTCTTGCCTCCTATCCTTACCAGCCTGTACCTGTCCAGCGTGTCATAGATGTGCTTTGGGGCATTATCAAAACTATATGATTCTCCGCCGCCGCTCCGGCTGGCCTCGCCCTCTGTACCCATACGGTTTAGAGCAATCACGGCTAGGTCACGTATTGCCTTTTCCAGACCTGTCACAATCTTTGTACGGCCTGTATAGGACAGCACAAAGGCTGTGGCCTCCTCCAGCAAAAGGGAGAGCAATATATCATCACTCTCCCCTGTCAGCTTTTTCAGCTTTTCGATATCAGTCACATGGATCATCTCCTTAACCATTGGTTATCAGTCGGGCAATCGGAAGGGCCTTAGGGTCAAACTTAATTTCCCAATTGGCCTTTGCAAAAAGCTGTGCATCCGTTGGGGATTCCGTCCAACCAGAGGAGGGGATTTTAAAGCTGAACCCGTTTGGATGGAGGGTTTCCCTCATACGTGTGATAAGTTCATCCTGCCCACCATTTTTCTTGGCTTCCCTCACTGTCTCTACAGGTACATCTACCCGGCCCTTAGCAGTCCTGATTACACCATTGCCGTACAAATAAGTGGTGTACTGTTTCAGGTCCTTATTGGCGCCATCACCACCTACAGCAGTACACGGTACTCCATCATCAATAATTACCGTGTAACCATTTACAGATGCAATGTTCATTGGTCTTTGGATACCATTAGCATCCGTATATTTCCAATATTCCAGCAACTGTTTATTCTCCAATGTCTTTGCAACATTGGAATGCATGATAGCAAGTGTGAACTGGTCCTTATGGTCCCCACATGCCTCGGTTGCAAGGTCATTTAAATCTGTCTCCTCAATCTTTCTCGGCTCCGCTGTGTTGGAAGTCAGTGTAAGCGAATGAGTATCAGACCATTTCTTTGGATTCCCGCTTGCTCCAGTAATTCCAAAGATGGCATCTGTAATTCCTATCATCCTTTTCTGGCGCCTTTTCTGCCAATACCTTGAAATGGTTGATACAATGTGTCCCATAGGGTCAGAACCAGACAACTCTGCGGTAAAGTTCCGCGCGAAGAATCCTTTTGCACGGCCATACACCACGCCGGTCTGGAACCCACCACCAGCCTCCTCCACAGTAATATCCGTCTGTCCGTCATAGTTCAGGTCCTCTCCATCCAACGTGTTGTAAAATGGTATGGTGTATATATTCCCTCTCCCCTGAATCATCTCAGCGATTGTTGAATCTTCAACCACTGCGCCGGACTCTATCATGGCTGTCAGATACGGGTCCGGTGCCTCCCTCCACATGTCCAAAAATAACTCCTCGTCAAATGCTATTCCAAAAATCGTTCCTGGCATAAATTATTCTCCTTCCTTATTTCCCAGCGAGCTGCTTATACAGCTCTGGGTTGTTTGTTTTTAATTCAAGCCGCTCCTTATAACCAAGCTTTACAAACTGTTCCTTTGTGACTGTTTCCTCTGGAGGTGCCTTCTTTGGTGGTTTCCCGCCCTCCAGTTTCTTGTCTACTTGGGCCTGTACCGCCTGCGTAAATGCTTTTTCCAATGCTGCAATGGATTTATTACAGCTATCCGTATCGGTATAATTAAGCAATTCTGCAAGAGAGGCAGGCAAGTCCTTTTCTGCAAGAGTATTCTTAGCTTCTGCCATCAGTTCCCGGCGCGTGATGTCCGCTTCCCGGGCTGCCAATGCCCTCTCCTGCTTCTGTGCAAGGTACTGCGCTTTCTCCTCCTTTGTCATCTTTGCAAGTTTCTCGGCCTCTGACAGCTTATCATCAGTAAGCGCCTGCCATTTCTCCTGTGCTTTTGCAAGGGCAGTATCAATCCCCTTCTGCACCCTGCGGTCAAACTCGGCCTGATAATCCTTGTTTTTTAGGATATCATCAAAACTCTGTGGGGCTGGGTCTGGTCCCGGCTCTGCAAAAAGCTGTAAGTTCATTTTCTGATACATTGGTTCTCTTGTCCTCATAGTCTCTATCCTTTCCGCCCCAGCCTGTTCATGCGCCCAGGCCGTTGCATAAAAATAACACCCAGGTGTCACCTGCGTGCTTCTATCTCAGCTATATGTTTCCATAGGCAGTTTCACCCCGCTGCCCAGAGGGAGTGTGGACCACCTAACCTTTCTTTTTTCTTCGCTTCATCTGCTTCTCCTTCTCTTCTGCTTCTCTTCTTCCCTTTACATATTTCGCATACCACTGTTCATAAGTCATACTGGCCGGTATTTCCTCATTCTTTCCAGTAACCGGATTTCTGGCCCTGCGCCGCATCTGGGATAATTCCGCATTTGAGATATCACAGATGGTTGTGGACCGGCACCATGGATGCATGGGAGGGCAGTTAAGTCCTGGCTGCTGCTCTGACACATTAAACCGTTTACCGTCTAATCCCCGGCACACGGTTGACGTCTTAAGGTCCAGTGTTGCCACATAAATATATG